TCTACGACACACCTTGGCTCCCCCATATCAGTGTAACACAACGCGGTATGGCAGTATTCTTCTTTGCCTATTGTTTCCGCTAGTTCACCCTCCAACACCATACCAAACACCTTTGGGACAATTTCAGACGCCACCGCGTAGAAAAGCTCCGCCTTGGAGCGTTCTAACCACAGTTGTGAATCGTCACCATCACAAAGAAACTCAACGTCGATGCCCGCAGCCTCAGCCACGGTGCGAACGATCATAACGTTTATGATGGAATTGCCTCCGCCGGTATTCCGGTCTCCTGACATTCTGGTCCCTACTGCTTTGTACTTCCACGGTCCTGCTCTACAGTTGTTGATGAGTTGTTTGTCCAACATTTTGAGAGGCAGGTTTGTCATCTCGCGCCAGACTCCATGTTCTAGCGCGAGGGTGTGGGTGTGTACGTGGCAATCGAATTTCTTGAAATCGAGAAGCCAACATGCAGCGTTGGGTATCGCACTTCGCTTTTCATGCCAGACCTGTGCACGTCTGGCAAGTGTCATTCCCTTTGAGCATTCCGGCAGGCCAGTGGGACCAAGTCCAGGCCCCAGCAACAACTCATGTTCAACTGGTTCCATAAACTTGGCTAACTCGGCGTTCGTGCCTGGTGCTCGGAACTGTATCATCCTAGGCGGCTTGGAGACAACGGTTGCAGGGTCGTACTTGTCACATTTGACAAAACCCGTTACCGAAAAGTCCAAACTATTCCGCTCACCGGTCTTGTTGATTCCCTCCACAAGACGGTTGCGTTTTGTTCCTGAAAACTTAGCGATATAATCGTTGGTGCCGCTAAGATGGACGACTCTGTTGTTAATCCACTTGGTCGCTACACCGCGCGCAATATCCAGGCACTGAGACTGGGTATATTCCGTTAGGGGCACAACCGAATTGGGTTGCAATAGAACAGTTCCACGTGACGTATGTTTGAGCCACGTAGGGGCTGGGTTGTTATCCAGCAGATGTCTACCGGTGAGGCCGATATACATATTGTGGGGGCATTGATGATGTGTCAAAATCGGTGATTGCTCGATGAGTGCTGGTCTGTACAAACACATAGTATATGCCGTGTGTCTATGGTCGTACAAGACCTCCTCCAGGCTGTGGCCCGGAGCGAGCTTGCCGGCGCGAAGGGGTGAGCATACCCCCTCATGGCGCCAATCCTATGTACTGCTATATTCTCTGCTTGAGACTCTCCCTATTCGGGGATAGCAGATTTGCCACTCGGCTAGTAGGTCTCGCCGAGCGGAACGGATTTGCCAGGCCCCAAATCCAAAGGCGGGCAACGCGGCGAAAGGTAAGGCCACGGCTAAGTAGAGGACAACTCCGCATAGTAACAAGAAATCCAACATGTTACTGAAGATTGTGCTTACAGCATCCATCTCCGGTCGCCAGCTGGTTAAAGCTGAGCGTTTGTACCTGCTCCAGGTTCCCGGTATCAATGCGTGCAAGCGTGTCTGCACCTCCTTAGCTTCCTCGTGACATTCAGCGTTGTCACTCACGCGGTCTAAGTACTCTCCATCAAAGTCTTGGTCTGACTTCACCAGGACTACGTTCTTCCGCACTCGTCGATCGTGATCCTTGAGATCATCAAACTCCTCTTCTGTTATGGGAGTTATCAGCTCGCGATCTGCATCGTTGAGTGTTGTTGTGACACGCTGCATGTCCAGCATGAGTGCTGGGACATCGAGAGTGAGGTATTGGGCAGGGGTGAGCTTGTGTGAAGCCACTATCTGCATTACCACCGTCTTTCCTCTCATCTGAGCAGCGGCGAACTTGGACATGCCGAAACATTCCGCCTCAACCCTGCTCAGGGCGTATCTACGGATCTCTTCGTAATCC